GGGGGGGGAAAGCAGAGCCCCCCCCCCCCCAGGTCCCAGCCCGCAAGCTACAAATGAATAGTGGAAGAAGGAGGAAGCGTATGGCGACTAGCCGCACCGGCACCGCCCGCTGGAAGAACCTCCGAAAGCAGGAACTCGCCGCCGCTTTTGAACGCGGCGACATGCGCTGTCCTATTTGTTTCGTTGCCTATGACTGGCATAGGAGCAAGCAACCGAACAGTCCGGAGCTTGACCACGTGACAGCTCACGCTGAAGGTGGCAAAGATGTTGTGGAGAATACTCGCGTCATCTGCCGCCAATGCAACCAGCGACTCGGCGGAAAGCTTGGAGGCAAACGCTCTCAAGCTCGCAAGACAATCAGAATCGCTGAACCGATTCGACCGAAAACAACGATGGTTCTTTGACCCCAACCACACACCCCAGCCGGTGACCTCTCACCGTGATAAGGGGGACATCATCAACCGGGGCAAACCACCTGAAGCAAACAGGACCAGGGGGGTACCCCCCTCCCCCGGGGGACGAGTTCGCGCCCTCCGGCGATAGCGATATCTTTACAGCGATTTTCCACAAAATGCGGTTCGACAAGGAGTGATACCTTGAGTAAAGGCAAGCCTAAGCAGCTCGAACCTATCGATTTTGAGGGAGCCACCCAAGAGGAAGGCTCCCTTTCTCATGCCACCGCAACCGGTACGCGCCTCGACAGGCTCCGTGCCCTGCGCAGCAAACTCGCCGCGCACATCGACAACCCCAATACGCTGGCCCGTGACCTCGCCGCGCTCGCACGCCGATTCCAGGACCTCGATAAGGACATCGAGGAGCTGGAACAGCTAGAGCAGCAGTACGGGGCAGAGATTGAAGGAGAGCACCACTATGAAGAAGATGCCCCCTTCGACCCGTCCACTCTCTGAGGTCGCCGCACAGCTGAAGGTTCCTAGCGGAATCGTCTCGACCGGCTGGCCGTCCATCGCTCGGCAGCTGATGAAGATGAGCTACCCGCTCGACCCCTGGCAGATTGATATCGGCAAGCTCATCTTCGCGAAGCGCAAGGACGGGTTCTATGCCGCAGGCGTGGGTGGCGCCGCGCTGAGTCTACCTCGACAGGTCGGCAAGACCCACATGATTGCTGGCTTTATCTTCGCCGCCTGCATTGCTTCCCCGAATACGCTCGTCCTCTGGTCGGCGCATCGCGCTCGCACCCACAACGAAACTTTTCAGTCTATGCAGGGCATTGCGGCTCGCCCGGCGGTTGCCCCGTTCATCTCCCATGTCCGCCGCGGTGCCGGCCAGGAGGCCGTAGAGTTCGCGAATGGTTCACGAATTCTCTTCGGTGCTCGCGAATCCGGCTTTGGTCGCGGCTTCGCGAAGGTGGACGTCATTGTGCTGGATGAGGCGCAGATTCTCACCGAGAAGGCGCTCGACGACATGCTCCCTGCGACCAACGCCGCACCGAACGGGTTGGTGCTGATGATGGGAACCCCGCCGAAGCCGACCGACCCGAGCGAGGTATTCACCAGGCACCGCGCCGAGTCGCTCGCTGGGGACCGCGACAAGCTCTATATCGAGTGCGCTGCCGACCCCGGAGCCCGAGCCGACGATAAGAAGCAGTGGGCTAAAGCCAACCCGTCCTTCCCGACCCGAGTCAGCGCCGTCGCAATCGAACGCATGCGCAAGAACCTCACTCCAGATTCATTCAGGCGTGAGGCACTCGGAATCTGGGACGAAGCCACAGCAACTCAGGCAGCCTTCACCCCTGAAGCTTGGCACGCCTGCGAGGGCGAAGCACCCAAGGAGGGCCGCACCGTATTCGGTGTGCGATTCTCGCCCGACGGTATGGAAGTCGCGCTCGCTGTGGCGCGCCGCCCGGATACCGGCGGCCCAATCTTCATCGAAGGCCTGCAATCTATGCCTCTGTCTCACGGCACCGGCTGGCTCGTAGACTTCCTCGCTGAACATGCCTCCCGCGCCGCTCAGATTGTCATCGACGGTAAGGCCGGCGTCGGCTACTTGACGAACGCGCTCCGTGAAGCTGGCGTGAAATCCAAGACGCTCATCTGGCAGCCCTCACTAGACCAGGTTATCGTTGCTCACGCAATGGTCGACCAGGCAGTCATCGGCAAGGACCTCACTCATAGCAACCAGCCTGAGCTCACTCAGCAGGTGCTCTCATGCACCCGCCGAAAGATTGGCAACCGAGGAGGTTTCGGCTGGCAAGCAGCAGAAGGTGGCAGTGTCACGATGTTTGAAGCCGCCACGCTGGCTTATTGGGCTGCACGCACTACCAGGAGAAACCCCGCACGGAAACAAAGGATTAGCGTATGAGTGACTTCTTCCCTATCCCCGCCGATGGTGGGGATATTTTTACGCCCACCGAGTTGGCGCAGCTACGGCTCATGCGAGACCAGCTACAGGCCAAGCGCGCCAGGAACCGGGTGCGACAGAACTATTACGACCAGCGTGTAGGGCTCAAAGATCTGGGCATCTCGATTCCTCCGCAGCTGCGGAATATCGATTCGGTGCTCGGATGGCCTGCCAAGACCGTGGATGTGCTTGCTGACCGCATCCGATTTGAGAAGTTCATCTCGACTCAAGAGAGCAATACCGACCCGTTTGGTTTGAATGAGTTGGTGGCGCAGAACGATTTTCAGGAGGTGTTCGCCCAGGCGGCATCCTCCGCTCTGATCAATTCATGCGCGTTCATCACGGTCACCCAAGGTGATACGGAGGCGGGCGAGCCGGAGGTTCTTTGGCTGCCGCGTAGCGCTCACTGGGCTACTGGGCTGTGGGATCAGCGCAAGCGCTCGCTCGCCGCCGGGTTGTCTGTGACTCGTACGGATACGGACGAGTTTGGGGACGTGACGGTGCGCGAGGTAACCGTGTACCTGCCGGATAAGACGGTGGTGCTCGGGTTCCCCGCGGCTGGTGAGCGCGCTGAGGCGACTGCTGTTGTGCTGCCGAACCCAGTGGGGCGTCCTTTGATGGTTGCTCTGGTGGTGGGGGCTGACCTGCGCCGCCCGTTTGGGCGCTCGCGGATTACGCGGGCGGTCATGTCGCTCACGGATTCGGCTGTGCGTACGATTGTGCGTTCCGAGGTTGCGGCGGAGTTTTTCTCGACGCCGCAGCGCGCTATTTTGGGCGCGGACCCGGAGGCGTTGGAAGCGTCGAAGTGGGACGCGGTCATGTCGAAGATGCTCGCGATTAGTCGGGATGAGAACGGTGAGTTGCCGCAGATTCAGCAGTTCTCGCAGATGTCGATGCAGCCGCATACTGAGCAGTTGCGACAGTGGGCGGCGTTGCTGGCGGCGGAGTCGTCTATCCCGTTGGATGAGCTTGGTTTTCCCTCTGATAACCCTTCGAGTGATTCGGCGATTCAGTCGCAGCGCGACCCGTTGCGGCTGGCGGCGGAGCGCTGTATCAGGGGGTTCCAGTCTGCGTTGCGTCAGGTTGCTGTGCTGACGGTGGCTTTGCAGCATGGGTGGGAAACCGCCCAGGAAGTAACAAGTGTACAGGCGCACTTCGCGCCGACGGTGCATGTATCGGATGCGGCTGCGGCGGATGCTGTGCTGAAGCAGGTGCAGGTCATGCCGTGGCTCGCGGAATCCGGCGTGGTACTGGAGAAGCTCGGATACAGTGCGGCGACGGCGGAGCGACTCATGAACGATAAGCGCCGCGCTGAAGGCGTCCAAGCGCTTGGGTTCTATAAGCAGTACAAGGAACGTAAGGATGCTGAGCAAGCTCAGCGGCAGGAGAAGCTCGCGAAGCAACCGCTGGGTGAGTTTGAAGTAACAGAATAACGGAATGATGGCGAGGTGCCCCCGGTATGGATATGCAGGATATTAGGTACCTCGCCGAAGACTTGAACGGTATCGTAGCGGAAGCTACAGATCTGTTTGAGGCACGCATCAGGGAGCTTGTTGAGCAGGGTGCACCGTGGGAACTGGTGCGTGAAGAAGCACGCCGCATGTTCATCTCACTGGTGGACGGATACCGTGTGCAGGCTGAAGCTTCGGGGGAGGAATGGTACCGGTATCTGCGGGAGCTCGCTGTGGGGGAAGCCGCAGGGTTGCCTTCTGTTGAGGTGCCGCTGGTGGAGCACAGGAAGCTGAGCTCTGCTGTCTGGTGGGCTTCACAGTGGCTAGAAGAGCCGAACGTGGATGTGGAGCGTGCACTGGCGGTGCTATCCGAGCGACTCGACCAGTTCATCAAGCATGCCGGGCGTGAGAAGATCACGCAGCTTGCGGTGGCAGATCCAGCGGTGAAGCGTTTCGGGCGTGTGCCGGTGGGTTCCACCTGCACCTGGTGTGAGATGCTCGCTTCGCGCGGGTTCGTCTACACTAGCCCTAAGAGCGCCGGTCTGTTTATGCGGTTCCATTACAAGTGCGATTGCCAGGTGGTGCCCGGGTTTGAGGGCAAGAACCCAGTGGAGGGTTACGATCCTGGCGTGTATAAGGCTCGGTATGATGCGGCTGTTGCGGCGTTGCGTGCGGAGTCGAAGCCTGGAACACGCTTTGTTGATCGGGACGTGGCATTGCAGATGGGGGCGATGTTTCCCGAGGTGTACGGCCGTAAATCGGCGACTCAGGTATGGGAGGGTGAGACTATCCCTCTTGGAGATGGTGCTGCTGAACGTGTGGCGGCAAAGCATACCAAGCAGGATGCCCAAGCATTGCAGCGCTGGGCAGAAGGTAAACAGCCAGATGGGACACCCTATTATGTGCGACTGCAGAAGGCGATTCTGGGTGAGATTCCCTGGACTCGTGAGCTGAAAAAGCTTCGTCGCGAGTTGGATAGCGCGATTGACCGGTCTGTGACATTGGAGCCGTTTACGGTATCGCGATGGGCACCATTAGAGACTTTCGGTGTGGGCAAGATTGAGGAAATATACTCGCTTCGAGGCTCATTCATAGAGCACAGACCGTATATCGCTGCTGCTGATAAACCTAGTGGGGTAAAAACTAGTAGTGGACGAGTTCAGATGCACGTGTACGTTCCTGCGGGGTCTGGGCTCGCGCCGGTGTGGATACACACAGAGAAATATCGGGGGCAACGAGAAGTTCTGTTGTTACGAGGTGGTATGCTCGACATAATAGACGTCGAGCGTATGCCTGACGGCTCCCCGCTGGTTTTTGCATATTATCAGGAGGTTCCCCATGAGTAGCGAGATCGTAGAAGAAGCTTACGATTATCGTGAAGACCCTGAGTATTGGCGAGCTCCGTTCGATTTTACGAAGCCCATATCTGATGCAAATACTCCGGAGGGGTGGATGCGTGCTGAGCTGAAAGGGCGTTCTTTCAACGCTCCGGTTGCGCGCCCCGGTGCCGAATATGCGTGGGGTCTGGCGGCG